ATCGTGGAACGGAACCTGTAGGTCGCTCACTATGACTATTCGCTTCATTTAATCCTCGTCGTCGTCCTCATAGGGTAGGCGATCCACGCGGTCGGGGATCGATGGCAGTATCCAATCAGGGTAAGCATCTCGATCAGAGATAATCGCTAGGCATAAATCAACTGCAAAACCTGCTCGCCTTAGTGCGCGGTACATCTCATGCAAGCTGATCGCCCATGCGTCTAACTGTGAATAAGTATCGAGATCGATGACTTTCTTCTTTGCCATGGATTTAGTGTGACTTACCTAGTAATTCGATAATAGTATCGACACGCGCTTCTAGTCGATTTACTTGATCCTTAATTGATGCTCCGCCGTTGGGCTTTAGTTCGTTTAGGTAATGCTTAACCAAAAACTGTAGAAACGCAGCAACGCCGCCAAGGACTGTAACTATCCCGACGGCAATCGCTGCAATGTCTACTGCGTTCACTTTTTCTTTTCTACTGTATCGACCGCAGCTTCTAGGGCATCTGCGACGATATCGCCGACCGCCTTCTTTGCTCGGTAAGACTTGATCGCTGCACGGATTACTGGAATCGCAATAAGCCCCAGAGTTGCGTAGATGATTGCTTCCATTATTTGCCTCCTAGTAGCGGTATATTAAAGAACGAACTGTCTGCATCGCCTTGCTTAGTGAAAGATACATGGCAATGATGATTATGCGGATTGCTTCCAGAATACTTGCGCCAGCGCCAGCCCATGCGAGCCGATGCAATTCTGCCGTTGAAGATGACGTATGAAATACGCTTCTCTCCTGCCTTGGCTGCGAGTCGAATCTGATCTGCAATATCGGGCATGAGGTCTGGCTTGCCGGACTTATGTACATCTCTATCGACATCGATCGCTCTAACCAGCCCAGACGTTGGATCAGGGTTATGGTCACTAGGACGCGCTGAATGACGGAGATCGCCGATCCAACCATCGGAACGCCTATCACGATCTGGGAAGGTATCATCGAACTGCTCTCGCAGTTGTTGCCCTGCCTTGCATAAAACTGGCTTCATCCGAGTATTAATGCTGCTTCGTCGGACGTAATTCCCAATCGATCTAAAATAGCCTGACGAGCTGCTGCGGCATCAGCCGCTTTCTGTTCTACGGCTGCAAGCGTTGCTGGCCATAGGTCATCGAGTTCTTTTTTGGTTGGCTTCTTTGTATCACTTAGCCAAGTTAGGCCTGCGTAATCGTCGCCATTAAGTGTCCATAGACCATCTGCAAAATGTGTCGAAAGAATGAGAGAGTAGTCCATTATGCACCTATTTCCATGACTGTAATTGTTGAAACTGTACGCATAAATGCAGCGTTATCGGTATCGGTTGAAGATCGATTTACATAAAAATTACCCGATGTGGTCGCAAATCCTTGTATTTTGTAGGTTGTCGCCGATGTTGTGGCAGGTGAATCTAAGTAGGTAATTGTTCCATTATCAACAGTAGATGAGTTAGTAGTAAATAAAGCAAGGGCGCCAGATGATCTACTGCCTGGACTTGTCGGCACAATTATATCTGTTGAATCTCTTAACAGTCTAAACATTGAACCATTGCTGGCGATCAAGCCATCGCCTGAAATCATGGCAAAAACTAAAACTTTACTTGTAGATAAGGTTGGCGTAATTGTTACGGATAAGCCAGTTACGTCTACTGGCGTTGTTGAGTTTGATGTAAAGGTATCTAGTTTATTTGTGCTGACTACTTGGAGAACCTTGCCCCCGGCAGGAGTTGCCCACTTAAGGCCAGTTCCCTGCGCTGAATCGGCAGTTAGTACAGTTCCGTTAGCGCCTACTGGTAAACGGGCAGGAGTATCAGCTGCGGTTGCAGTAATGAGATCGCCCTTAGCGTCGAGGATAAGTAGAGGATCGACTGCCACCCATGAATAATCTAAATCCGTATTTGATGCCTTCGATAGAACTTGGCCAGTCGTGCCACCTTTAAGATCAACCAAAGCAGTATCAATGTCCTGTCCCAAGGCAGCTATGGCGGTTGCGCCATCCTTTACCAGGTCTGTGGATTGAGGAATATCCCATCCAAAGTTAGTCGTTGTTGTTGCCATTACGCTACTGCTCCAATCGCATTAAGCCAGGTTAGGCTAGTGTTAAGTGTGTTCCATCGTTCTGCCGCGTCTACTTGCTCCCATTTTACCGCAATTTGGCTGAAGTTTATAGGAGAAGCGTTGAATGTTACGGTGAGATTGTTCAGGCTTGCTCTGAAAGTCCAACCCTCGATGTAACCCTGGAATGAGCCATTTTGGATATTAGGCGGCAAATTCTGAATCCAGACTGGCTGGCCTAAAAAGATGTTTATTAGAGCATCTCGGTCAGCGTCATCGATCTCTGGGTTACCAAGAACGAAGGTAATGTTTTGGAATTTAGCATAAGGAAAGGCTCGAAGTTCAATATAACGATCCGCAAGGTCTACTGCGTCAGAATTGTTTTTAATTCTGGATGTATAAGACTCGGCATATACTCCGTAAAGCACTTGGCTTTCTGAATCTGTGGCCGTATAAACATGCGTGCCATTCGTGCCAGAAGTGATCGTAAAAGAATTCCGAATATCACCAGCTTGAGTAGTGGCTGATAACCCAATGCCATTTGCATGGTTAGCGTCTAAAGTTGTATAACCATTATTGGCTAGGTAATCCTGGCGATGAGTCGAATCAGCATACCCAATTCGGCCGGTGGCATCTTCGTAAAGCACTCCAAAAGCTGAGTTAGCGATAGCCGTGCAAAGAGAGTAAAGGTCTGTGTTGCTCGATGATCGAGCAATAAGTTCGTAGTTGCCTGGTTGATCGATCTCGCCTAATCCTACGTTTACGGCATTAGCCCACGTTTCTGTAGGATTGTATGCTGCCCATGTTTCTGCAGCAGGGACGTCATTCCATGAACCTAGAAGATATCCATTGAGAAGGGTATAAATCTGGTCACCATCGAAGTCGGCACTTAAAACCCCTGCATCAATGATTTTAGGAAGTTTAGATAAGGCTCCAAGTGCAGTAATACTGGCAATGGTTGTATAGCCTCGATCGCCAGCGCTATTAACAGTTATAGTGAAATCTGATATTAGACCACCAAAAATTGGGATATAAGTACCTACTGAATTTGTGACCTCAACTGTGAGACCTGTACCCACTGTAAAATCGTAACTAGCGTTATTTAAGTTAAGTAACTGTAATTGGCAATATCCAGCAACGGGTTGCTGGTAAATATCGGTGCGTCCTGAAGTGATAGTGACATCGGCTATCGTGACGTCCGATAACTCGTCCCCATCAATAAGAACTTTATAGCTAGGGGTATAAGCCGTCATGGCGTAGAGAATCCTGCCGCGCCAAGCGTGCCTCTAGCTGCTGAATTATTGAGGACGTTTACGATTGTTCGTGCAGTGCCTTCTGGATCGATTGCGCCATTTACAGTTATATTCATAGCGCTCGTAGGTACGGTCACTTTGGGCAAGGCTGCTGCGCTACTCATTTTAGGAACGCTGCTAGTTGAAGATGATGATGTAGAACTTCCGCCCCCAAAGAATGAACCTACGGCAGATGCCGCATTCTTTATGGCGTTGATAATGCCCACGATACGATTATAGATATTTGTCAAGGTTGATACGAAATCGGCAAAAATATCGATTGCCCCTGAAATAAACATACCAAGGCTCTTGAACGCTAGACCTAAAGTCTTACCGATAATTGGAGCCAAAAAGTCTTTAGCAAAGTTATATACGCCCACCATAAAATTATAGAATGGCTGAAGTTGCTCATTATTGTCTTCTAAAGAATTTTTAACCGAGTTAAACGCTGATCGAACGCCCTCGATGATTGGTTTAATGATCTTCATAACTGGCGCTAACTTCTCGCCTAGATTGCTAGTAAAATCTGAAATAGCCGGTATTACTTGATTGACGATCGTTTCGACCATAGGAGTAATGGCCGTGAGAATGTATGCGCCTACTGTTTCCTTGCCTTCGTCAAAGGCGATCTTAAGGCGATCCATCTTGCCTTGGAATGTATCTGCCTTAGCTGAGGCTTGGCCTTCAAAAGTCTGAGCAAGTTTTGCAGTAATCTGCTCCATGCTCATCGTGGCTAGTTCAGTCTTAGATAGGCCAATACCTAAACGACCGAGTGAGGCAGTATTGCCCTCGGCTGCGCGAGCCATCGCATTTGTGACTGCTTCGAGCGATTTACCGCTACCAGCCGCGACATCGATTGCAATAGTTTGTAGTTGTTGCGCTTTTTCTACGTCGCCTGTTGCTCTTGCTAAACGTTCCAAGGACGGACGAAGATCATCATCTGTAACGCCAAAGGCTAAAGATGTCTTGGTTATGTAATCTTCTGTAGCTGCGATCTGCGCCTGTGTTGCTCCTGTAACATTTTCAAGCGTTAAGGCTAACTTCTCTTGCGCTGCTGCGTCTGCGATGGCTGACTGGACTCCATCGATGGCTAACTTGCCAGCGTAGGCAACGGCTGCGGCTCCTGCTGCTGCAAAGGCTAGGCCAGCCTTCTTACCGAATTCAGATACTTTGCCGCCAAAGGTCTGAACTTCTCCGTCGGCCTTATTAAGATTCTTGGTAAAGTTATCAACGTCAGCAAGGAGTTTGAGGGTTAAGGCTCTGGATGTCGAGGCCATTATGTCCACTCCTTTAGAATCTTATCGAATGAGGCAGTCCACTTAGCGACTATCTCAGGTTGAATCCTGCGTAACGTTGGATAGATAAACCAGCCCTTCGATCCACGACCTTCACGGCCTGACCAGACTGGGAACTGCTTAAACTTGTTAGATCCGAATTCAGAACCGCCCCAGATATCTTTAGTGGTTGCTCCACCTGAGAACTTCTGAGAAGCGAACCCGTAGGTAATCTCACCGATACGGCTGGACTTCTTTACACGGGCTCCACTTGCGATGCGTCCAGCTACTGCTCGGCTTGGACGAGAGTTAGCGGTCTGGATAATCTCTGATCGAGCAAAGTCCGCCAGTGCTCCCGACTGGCGCTTCGCTTCATCTTTTGCTTCATCCGTCATACCTTTAAGCGCCTTGAAGACTTGACGGAGTTCAGTCTGGTCTAGTGCTACTTGCTCACTTGCCACGATTGCGCTCCTCCAATACTTCGATAGCGGTTAAGATATCCTCACCTGTTCGCCAATGATCCATAGGGATCTGAGTGGCTATTGCCAGTTCTACTAAGAGTCGGCTTACGCTTCCTCTTGGATGACTTTTGGGCTCTCATCACCGACTTCAACATCGGCAACGGATTCCATCCATACATCCAGCGGCTTTACTGGCTTGCCCCCGGCATCTCTCTTCATAGCGCTATGCGCCACATAAAGGATGTCCCACATTCCACCGAATTGAGCAATAACCTTTTTAGTGGTTAGTTCCCATTTGGCGTAATCTGGCGGACGCACCTGGTAAGTGGTTTCTGATCCGTCAATATATTTAATTGTTATGTTCTGTTGCATTGTTTGCTCCCGTTTCTAGTTTTTAGCTGAA